CAAGGACAAGGCAAAAATACCAAGTACGCCGCGACTTCTCGCAATAATAAAAAGAAGGTTTATCGCGGGCAAGGTCGTTAATGTATGATATGACCCTTTACACCTACCTCGCACCCAGCAAAGTCTGTGATGGGGTGGGTGTTTTTTCTTTATGTGATATTCCAAAGGGGACCATTATCTGGAAAGAACGTCAAGAACCAGTAAAGGTGCCCTGGGATAAGATACCAAAATGGATGGAAGATAACATCGTATCTCTAACATGGTGCGATAAAGACGGGTTCTGGATTGACTGTGATCTTGATAGAATCTATCAGGCATACTATGTCAACCATTCTGATAATCCAAATCTAGGAGTTGATGAAGAAGACTTCTATATTGCTATTAGGAATATTAAAAAAGGTGAAGAACTTTTGTATAGATACTCAGAGCAAGAAAAGGATTGGGAATGAGTAAATTAATTACCAATTTACCAGCAGTTCATACTTGGGTTCGTAAAGAATATCTCTGTGACCATGAGTATGGTCATGGTGAATTTGTAAAAGGCATCTGGATTGCTGCTAAAAGTATCCCTGGTCGTGCTTTTTACTTTGAAACTTATCTTCCCGATTATGGGGCGATGTATGATAAACTTCCTATTAGTGCATTTGTTGCCGAACCAAAAACACCTGACCCTGACTTAGACCTTCCGAACTTACAGTTTTGGAACTGTATGGACTATAATGTGACAACACTGTGCAAACAGCATGTTGGATCAATGGAATGGGAAGTAAGGACAAGGCACTTTGGATCATTGAAAGGTGAATATATTTGCACCTTAGACAATTATCATGGTGATCCTGATGTTATTGACTATTCAACAGCAGAAATGCCAAGTGAGCATAAGTCATTTAACTTGATTGAACTGTCTAACGGACAGTATGCCTTGTATCCAAACAACAGATGTCGCATTTATGACATCTCTTTAACGCCACAAGACGTTAAAACCCCCGACTTTAAAGTATCTACGGAATGGTATCAAGTAGAGAATGGTGTTCACTGGGGTCGTTTAGGTGATTGTGATGATTATTTCTGGACAACACCTGAAGAAAGGGAAGAATATCCCGTGGTAAATAGTGATGAAGGGATGGAAACCCCTTAAAAAGTTCTGATTCACACAATCAGGAGTTAATATGGCAAAGTATCACGTCGATCGTGATGTCAAATACATGTATCAAATGTGGGGAACCACAAGTTTGATCACTGACTATTGGACCAAGCCTAGAAAAACAGAAGATCCAGAAGAAATTGCTCTTGAAGATATAAATAAAGGCAAGAAAACTATCTGACCAATGGCAATCACTAGGATATCAAGGGGTTTCAAGGACATTAGTTTGTCTTTTGAGCCCCATCCTGTGACAAAAGACTTGCCAGTTCTTAAAAATGCTAACGCTATCAAGCGTTCAGTTCGTAATTTAGTTCAAACTATCCCAGGGGAGCGTTTTTTTCAACCTCTCCTGGGTTCTGACGTTC